CGCGCGCGAGGTTGGCGTGCGCGAGGTTGGCGCGCGCGAGGTCGGCGCGCGCGAGGTCGGCGTCCGCGAGGTTGGCGCGCGCGAGGTCGGCGCCCGCGAGGTTGGCGTGCGCGAGGTTGGCGTGCGCGAGGTCGGCACCCGCGAGGTCGGCACCCGCGAGGTTGGCGCGCGCGAGGTTGGCGCGCGCCTTGATCGCCCATTTGACGGCCAATCCTAGTCGAATAGCGACAGAAGTGTCATCGGGACATTCGATTTCTGCGGTGATCTTGACGTTCCCGGTGAAGCGGTTCTTGATCTCGAATTTCATTTCATTCTCCTGTTGAAAAATTCTCAGTCTCTGATGACCGTTCGTCTGTTGAGTTGGTGAAAGTGGTCAGGTGATTCAGTCTAATCCCTAAGCCCAGAACACCTTCTCACAATGCACACAAACTAATCCTCCACACGACGAAATCGTATAATGTCCTTCCGGGCATATGCAGTCATTGTCGATGCGGAACGGGTCCTGTGTCCTTTGCAGGAAGCCTGCCGCGTCCGCGTGATCTTCTTCGACTTCGTCGCAGATCAGGTTGTCGACGTACCGACGCGCGCCGGAAGTAAAATAAAGAGCCATCCTCAGTCCTCCTGTGTCTCGACCTGGCTGACAATCTCCTCGTGTCTCCGAACGAACGGAATGCAGTAGAAATAGTGCCAGATAGCGGTTAAAATAGTGTGAAACATGGTTGTTTCCTCAAAAGAGTGAAAATGTCGGCGGCGACGATCCGGGGCTGGTCGGACCGTCGCCGCCTCACCTTGCCTCAAGCCGCCGCCGCAGCAGGCTCGGGCAAGGAACTGGTATCGAAACGCTGTCGCATCTGGGCGACGATCGTATCGAGATCGTTGTTGAAACGGTCGACCTCGGAAGCGAGGGTCTTGATGTAAGTCTCGTCCCGCTGCGTCCGCTTTAGGAACAGCGGCATGCCCGGCCAGTAGACCGCGATATCCCACCATTGCCGTCCGGTCACCCAAAGCGTGCCTTGGACCTGGGCCTTGTGTTCGGACGGAAATTCATCCTTTAGGATCATATCAATCAGGAGGTGAGGGAACTTGGTCTTGATCTCGAGACCACCATCCTCGCCGATCAGGCAATCAGGCGAACAGCCGGCGCGGCCGTTGCGAATAAACCCGACGCGATCGAGCGGAGATCCAGTCTGAAAGGCATAGAGATCGCGGGCTTCGGCTTCCATCACATGGCCACGCTCAGTATTGACGTTGCTGAAGCTCTCCATAGGCTCGCCGGTGATGACCTCGCCAGCAAGCTTCAGGAGATACGCCCGCCGCGTCTTGCCCTCACCCTTAGCGAGGACATCGCTGAAGGCTGAGGCTGTCGGGATGCCGTGTCGAGCCCGGAACCATTCAGGAGAGTTTTGGGCGCACTTGATGATCTGGGGGCCATTCATCGCTGAACACTCCGATAGTTGGACAGAGCCTGCATGCAGGATTCGAAATGGACGGCCGGGATGTCCTCGATCCGTTTCTGCTTCGCCCATTGCAGGAACGCCTTGGGACTGGCTCCCTTCATCCGCAAGGCGGAGTTGATCTGGTTGACCTGGTCCATGGTGATCGCCCCGGAGGTCGGCGAAGGATCTTCGACGACCTCAGCCTCACTCGAATTGCCGTCGTCGTCATGCGACGCAGCGAGCCCCAGAGCGGCCTTTAGCGTGTATCGCTGCAGGTAGGTCACGGTCGAACCAATCGCCTGGATAGCGTTCTTATTGCCGCTCTCGTCCCGTCCAGCGTGCAAGGTGGTCTCCTCGCTGTGGCCGTCCCTATGCGAGACGATGCAGGTCACCCGAACCGGCTCGTTCGGCTGCGAAGCCACCCGGAACCGGTAGGACAAGCCATGCGAGCCCAGGATCGGATCGATGGTGCGGGCGATCTCGGCAAGGTCCTCATAGGAGTAGTCGGTCCGAGCCGCGCCAGCCTTGCGGGAGTCGAACGCAACCCTGCGGTTCTTCTTGATGACGGTAATCTGTGCCTTCGCGCCGGCCATGGCGTTGTCAAAGGCCTTGCGGGCGCCGAACGCATCCATCTCCTTGGCCAATGCAACGGCCTCGCGATACATCTCGACATTGCCGGAAGCGAGCGCGGCCTGCACGATGCTCAAGGGGGTATGGAGCGGGACCGAATGCAGCGCGCCACGCGGCGGCTTGCGATCGGGAAGAGAATTGATTGCGGCGGCGGTAGACATGGTTACAGTTCTCCAGGTTGATGTTGTGCGACCGATGCGGCGGACGCGGCCGTAAGCTATTCCTCGTCGATCTGAGCCAACAAATCCTCGATCGCTTCTTGCTCCGTCTCACCATGTCCAATCGGACAGGTGCTGAAATATCCGTCATAGTCGCAATCGACATCGTAGGTATCGTCGTCCACGGCCGACCAGTCAAACGACCGTAGGCCAATCGGTGGATGCTCGAAGGTGGTCCGAACACGGATGCCGTTGATCTGATGAAAGCTCATGATATCCTCTTACAGTTGACGAATTTTCGCGGCGATGTCGGCAATGGCTTTATTATAGCCGTTCTGATATTCATTATCTGGTGCCCTGATGCGATGGATTTCCGCAACTTTGGCACAGGTCTCAATGACCTTGGTTTTGACATCGGCGGCAAGCTTGGCGATTGGATCAGTCATGCTGCACCTACGATCAAATGAGCGAGGAAATAGGATGTCCAAAGAAAGAATCCGATGCCGACGAGATCGAAGAGAGAATAAGCCACGAACTTGATCATGTTCGCCCCTTTCGGCGCCACGCGTAACGGCGTGTCGGGTCTTTAGCGACCCAATCGCAGGCAAATTGTTCAGCGGCCTCAAGCGTGCCACCAAGATCTAGCGATGTGGCGAGTAGCCCGAAATTCTGTAGTCCGCTATCATAGCGAACGGAGTTTCCTTTAATGGACTGCACGATCTCCACGCCCTTAATGCCGCGCTTCGAATGGTCCCGCTGTAGAACGGCGAGCTCGTCGCTATCGTAACCACACCCAGTCCAACGGACTTTTGCCTTTTGTTCGGCCTCCATGGCGGCGACTAGATTGTGGCCTGCAACGATAATCATCCAATCTTGTTTGATCATCACGCAGCCTCCCTCAACACAACGTCCTCGACGATCTCTTCGTCCTCGACCTCGACGTGCTTGTGTGCCTTGATCCATTCGACCAGGTCAGCAATTGCGGAGAACCGGTTATGGCCGTATCCGCGAATGTGACCTTCGTCCTCGTCCTCACGATAGGCACCGTATTCTCCGGTCGGAAGGAGGCCGGTGACGACAACGGCGTTGTTCTCGGGGAAGTAGTGCTTGCGGCGGAGTTCCATGGTGATGCCCTCAGAATGACGCGACGATCATGCACTGGACGTCCCAGGCGCGGTCGAGGGCCTTGCAGAACATCTTTTCAGCCATCACGACGGCCTTGTTGCTGGCGTAGCCCATTGCCTGCAGGCGACGATTAGTTGCCAAATACGCTTGGCACCAGAGCAGATGGGCGCGGGCTTCATTGAGAAGGTCGATGGTGGTAGACATGAGCGGCGGCTCCGTTGGATTGGTCGAATGACCCTTTTATAGCCAATAGCAAAAATACGTCAATAGCTAAAAATGAAATGGATCGAAATTATTCTTATGTGACCTATCAGCCATATCGGCATTGACATTTTATTTTGTATGTGGCTAAAACGGCACTATGGACGCCATGAATCGCATCGAAGTGACTATTCTTGAAGAATTGGAACTTGCCATGAAGCGGCGAGGTTCCAGGGCCGATTTCGCGCAAGCCGTCGGGATCAGCCAAGCCTATTTGTCGCAAATCTTGAACGGGAAGCGGCCTTTGTCGCGATTGCCGATGAAAACCGGCAGGCGGCTGAGTGAAGCGTCTGGGATACCGATCGATCGTCTGGCGGCGGCTGAGGCTTCGCTTGTTCCGGAGAACGACTCGCAGACGAACCAGCAACAATCCTGAAACGCCAACGAAGGAACATCCATGGAATCGATCACAAACTTCGCTCAGAACGATACCTGGTTGCTACTGTCTCCACGGGAACGTCAGAGAGCCTTTAGGGAGCGTCGGGCGAGGTTATCGGCCTACGGGGTTCAGGATCGGGGGATTGCCTGTCTATCAGCTTCGGAGCGAAGTGCTGCCTTTATCCATCTTCCGGCACTGTTGACCGAAGGCCAGCTTGCCGCCGCAGAAGCCGCGTTTTGCTTCAAGGATTGGCTGAAACGCCAGGACGATCTGCATCCATTGCCCGCAAAAGATCTATGGTTTGAGATCGTCGATGAAATCGAACCACAGGCGCCACGACTGCCGCGCATCGAGGATATTCAGAATATCGTGGCGCAGGCCTATGGCGTCAGGAGGATCGACATCAACTCGGCCCGCCGGACTGCCAACGTGGTCCGTCCGCGCCAAGTCGCGATGTATCTGGCAAAGACGCTGACCTTGCGCTCCCTGCCGGAGATCGGCCGCCGCTTCGGCGGGCGCGATCACACCACGGTGCTGCACGCCA